CCCTTCTCAATTCTCCAATCACCAAGACTCAACACTTGCTGCCACTTTCTGACACTTTGTGCAAACAACTTAGCGTCTTCAATGGTTGGAATATTTTGCATGATTTTTACATGAAGTTACATTCAGATTTTCTACGCTTATCAAGTCCAGCAAGCACTTTCCCGCCAGCCTTATTCCACTTCTTCAACTCTTCTTTAGCACCTTCCCAATCTTGGGCATTTATTTTTCTTTTTAAAGTACTTGTCTGCAACCTGCCAATTCCGAGGTTATAGCAGAAATCAACTACAGCATTAAGTCTTTTGTTATCTGTTGCAAGAATCGGACAGTTTCTCAACGTGCCAGGTAAATAAGTATGTTGAAGCTCATACATTAGCAATGCCGATGCCGCAGGTTCATCCATTGGGGGATCTTGCAAGGTCACTTTGCGCCCATCGGAGTAATAGGTGGACCCATACCCTATGGTGGCCACACCCGCAGGACAGAGATAGGGCTTACTTCTAAACCCTTCATACTGTTTACATAGTGAGGCGGCTATCTCTAAGTTCATAGACCACGCTTAGACAAAGTTCTGTCAAGAAACCAATAATTAATTGTTCCTGATAACAATGCAGAAAAGTCTGGAGTCATCATAGTTTTAAAGACTTCAACGGCTGGCGCACCTGCTAACCAAGCATTCCAAGCAAACCACACATGGATAAATGACCAAACAAACAGAACCCAATATGTGACTACAGGACGTACAGAAGCAGAAAGTGAAGCTACCCATCCACCTGCGGCTTTAACCATCTCTGCTTGTTGTGTAATGGCGTTGTTGAAGGCATCCATCACACCTACATCAATTGCAGCTTCTCTTTGTGCGCCAATCTCAGCTAACTTCATTTGCCCACGCATTTGCTCTAAATCGCATTGGCGAGAAAAAAGTGCAAGCTCGTGTTGCCTTTCGTCCTTTTTATCGAGCCACTTGAGCACCTCTGGGGCCATCCGAAAGATGCCACCAAAGATAGAACCTAACAAACCGCCCGATAACATTTCAAACATAATTAGTCCTCACAATGTCTACATTTATGGTGCGAATCACCCTGACCTAATTTGACACCCGCCAAAAGGCCAATAAAACCACCAATGATGGTTTGAAAAGCAGGATGCAGCATGGAAAAAATTTCTGCGTTGTCCACTTCTTTGGCCCATAAACCAAGTAAAAAAGCACCAACCATACCAAGTACCGACAGGCAAAGCGTGGCGGCAACCATTAAGGTTACAGAGTACGTTAGTTTATTTACTACGTCCTGATTGTCTTTCATAAATAAATATCCAGTAAATATAGTTTAAAGGTACTGCTAACCAAAGCAATATTTCTAATATATCCATTACTTTTTTTCCCTCTCAAGTGCATTTTTGTAAGCAATGATAACTTTGTGTCTTAGTTCTGCGCTATCTGCACTTCCAGCCCATTCACTTAAATTATTCCAAATTACAACCATGTCGGTACTTTTACATAAGTTCTGATGTTTTGTAAGCCAAGCAGACATTTGTTGATGACGTTCAGTTGGGTTGTGTATTGTGTAAGCAATCCCATAAAACTCTCTAACACTACATAGGTCTTGTCCTGTAGAGTGAAGCGAGAGGATTAATGCCAGTGCTATTAGCCATCTCACGGATACGCCCAAAGAATCATGTAGCTACAGAAAACCACAAAACAAGTAATACAGGCTGCCGCAACAAATGCTTCAGCCAAATCTCTCATTTTTTATTTCTCGCAGAAATGTTTTTTGCTTTTGATTTAGCGTCTGCTTTAGATGATGCGCCCCAAGCTTTTAAAGACAACAACAACCTTGTGGGTTTGCCATCCTTGTACTCAGGACCTGCCATGTTGCCCATCCTAGCTAAGAAACTAGCCCGTCTAGGATTATCACCAGACTTAACGGGTGCTTTTAAATTCATGCCTTCAGCTTTAGCACTAGCTCTGCCTTTAGCATTTAAGCCACCTTTTGGGTTTTTACCCTCAGATCGTGTCCATGCAGCGGATTTCATTATTTTGCTTTCTTAGCAGTCTTGGCTGATTGTTTGAATGCTTTGGCAGTAGGTGCGCCCTTAGTGCCAGGCTTACGCATCTTCTCTTTTGAGCCATTTGCTATCCGTTCTTGCTTTTTATGGATGTTCGCATAAAGTCCAGGTTTAGTAGCCATATCAACTCCAGTTATTTTTTAATCCAAGTTTGCCATATTGCGCCAGCCGCCATGATTAAACCACCTACCCAAAGAATAGGTTTGGCAGCAGATGCAATCCATCCCAACACTTTAAAAGCCCCTTGCAAGGCATCAAAAGCCTCTACAAGCCCTTTAGTGTTCTTGTCTATGTTATCTACCTTACTTTCAACTTCAAGAAGTCTTGCGTAGATTTGTTCGTGAGTGACTTTCTCATCCATGATTTACCTCATATACGCAGATGGGGGAGCAACACCACGGCCAGAACCAACTTTTTGACGATAAGCCAATTCTTTTGCTTCACCTTCATTAAGGCCACCAGTGTAAGTTAGTGTATTAAATGCAGTGCCAATGCCAGGTATTAAACCAAGCATATTAAATCCCATTTCAGAGGCTTGTGAATAGTCACCTTTACGAGCAGCTTGAGCGGCTTGAGCCATTTGAGCGGCAGTCAAAGCAAGTCCAGCAACACCTGCAACTTTGGCAACTTTACCTAATTGACCAAAATTCTCACGAGGAGGAATGCCACGTTCTTTACGAACATCTTTAGTCATTTCAGGACCTGTAAAACCTTCTCTGCGACTTTCCACATACTGATTCCAAATACGTTGTGCTTCATCATAAGTTTTTGCAGGTTTGCCATCATTAAATTCTTTAAGAATAGCTTTGCGTTTTTCAGGTCCCGCAGTGTTGTACAACCAATTGTCGCCAGGTCCTAAGTCAGCACGAAATGTTGTTGGTTCAACAGGAGTTTTAACTTTAACAATTGGTTGTGCTTTGGCCACGGCAGCTTCAACTGCTGGTGATGTAGGAGCAGTAGCAATCACTTGACCCACAGGAGATCCGGCAGATGCAGGTGCAGGAATAACAGGAGCGGCAGGAGCGGCAGGTGGTGGCATCTGAGGGGGAACAGATCCCGCAGGTGGCATATTGACAGGTGGTTGAGGTGTCGCTGTTGTATACGCAGGTTGCGGAGAAGGAACCGCAGAAGTTAATGCAGGTCCTTGATTAAAAGTTGGAGCCGCTTTGTTTTGTTGCTCAAGTAATCTTTTGGCAATAATTTCATCAGCAGGATCTTTAAACTTGCGACCCAATGCTTGTTCAGCAGGGCTTAAAGTATTTTCACGAACAAACTTTTCATGTTTAATTCGTTCTTGCTCTGTCTTCATTTGCTCACGCTCTAACACCAATTGTTGTCTTTGCTCAGAAGCACTTAAAACTTTTGGTTGATCAGAAACTTCAGGCATTAAATAAGGTTCTACACGAGCAGGAGGCGTAGCAGAACCAAACTTATCTTTTAAAGATTTATAGATGCCAGGCGCAAGAGCGGCAGCGGTTCCAACACCTAAACCAATGGCGGCAGGAGCCATCCATGTATCTGCACCTTTAGCTTCAGCCGCACCTTTTTCAGGAAAAGCAAAATCAGCAGGTTTATTACTTGCACCCATCTCTTCTGCAATATCTTTATCAATTTCTGAATCAGGAATGCCTTGGGCACGAGCGGCTTTACGATAACCTTCTGCGTCAAATGGCATAATTATTTACTCCTAAATTTGTCACGTAATGATGCACGAGATTCTGGACTAGATTGTGGACGAGATTGTGGTTCAGTCGCAATTGTTTTGGCGGGAGGTGGAACCGCAGAAGGAACTTTGTTTAACTCTTCTTGAGCATTCATGCCCGCTACAGGTCCTTGGCTAATAGATGCTTTTTGTTCAGGTGCTGTTTCTACAGGACGCAGACGAACCCTTGTTGCCAATTCTGCATAATCAAGACGTAACTGTTCAAACTGAGGAGTCTTAGCAAAAGCATTTTCTAGTTGACCTGCGGAAGGAACTTGGCCACGCTTTCTAAATTCTTCAACTTGACCCCTGCGCCACTCGTTATACATATCAGTTGCGTCAGCATTCATTTGTCCAAAAATGGCTTGTACTTCAGCACGAGCAAATTGATCACCAACATTCATAGCAGCAGGATTTGCTAAGAAAGGCAAAGCACCATGTGTATTAAACAATTCGGCATTCTTTGCTTCAATTCTGCGACTATTTTCTAAAAGCGAATCAAATACTTGTTTTTGTTGAGCATTAAGATTTTTGTAGACTTCAGATTTAATAGCATCTTCTTTGGTCTGACTGTAATTTTGTTCAAAGTTATTGTTCTTTGAAAAATTCTTTTGCAATTGATCCAAATAGTTTTTATCAACTTTGACATTGTTTGAATCAGTTACAGAGCCATCTAAACCTGCTTTCAATCCAAATTTTTCAAATCCAGATTGAGCAGCCTTCTTTGTTGACTCATCAATTCCAACACCTTTGGATCGAACATATTGATCCATGGCATTAAAACCACTTGTTACACTTTGTGTGTAGCCAATTTGTTTTGAACTAAAAGAAGCCAACTCTTCTAATTGCTTATTATTTAGTCCCATGCCATGTAACTGATCAAGCATTTTTTGCTGATTAACATACAAATTTCTTTGTGCAGGTGTGGCGGCAGCAAGACTTTGAGAAGTATTTTCTGCTTTATTAAATTCACCAACATTAAATTCTTGAATAGCGGTAGCATTTTTACGGCCAAGAGTTTTATCAAGATCTAAACCTGCTTGCAATGCGCCAAATTCACGAGGTCCAATTTCACGTTGAGTTTTTAAATCTACAGCACGAACAATACGACCTAATTCATTGGTAAATTGCTCAACAGGATTACCTGCATCATCATATTTAATAGACGATTTAACAGTGCCACCAGTTACAAATAATCGAGCATTAGGATTACCAAGCAATGTTTCAACAATTGCACGACCAATTTGAGGTTTTTGATTAGCTGCTTCCCAAGTATCAGAAATAGCCATTCGACCTTGTGGCGTATTAACTCCACCTTTAGCCATAATTGGTTTTATGTAACTGTCAAACTCTTGGCCTTGCTTATGCATAATGTCAGCCGCAGAAACAGCCGCATCATAAAATTCTGAGCCACGAGCTTTATTGGCAAAATCCAACATTTTTGCGGGATTTCCTGAATCAGCCGCATCCCGATATTCAGCCGCATAATCTGTAAAAACAGGCTTTTGAACAATCTCTGACGCTACAGGCGCAGTAGGAGGTGGAACCGCTACAGAAGTGGTTTCCATAGTTGTGTCGGGTTTAATAGGTTCAGCCATTATTTAATCCCCAAAGACATTTTAATTTGTTGCTTCAATGCTTCTCTAGCTTGGTCAAAACCAGTAGATCCAGTCATTGGAATTTGTGTGTTTTGCAATTGAGGCATAACAGGTTGTACGCCCATTGGAGGTGCAACAGGAGCAGTAGGTTGCATATCAACAACAGGAGGTGGCGCAATGCCTTCTGTGGGAGAAGATTCAGCACCCAAGCCTAATCCTTGCAAAGCCATACCAAGCAAAGGACCTTTAAGCTTGCTTAATGCATCTCCAAGAATACCTGGCGGTAATGAAGTCCAACTTGCAAATTCTGAACCAGGTGCTGCTTTATCTGCCATGATATTTCCTTAAATACGGAAGCCTTTGCTTGATGTATTGGCTCCTTGAGTACCAGCAAAGTTTGGCGTAGTCGAAGCTTGAGGCGTACCATATACAACAGAAGCGTATTTGTTATATAGATCCATTGGAGATGCCGCATAACCAATAGCCTTGCCACTTGTGTCAACAGATTGACCCATCAAATTAGCACCTGCACCAGCAGAACCTAAACCGGAAGTCAGCAAGTTTCCATACAAGTTACCTGCAGTAGACCCTGCACCTAAACCACCTGTTAATAAATTGCCATACAAGTTACCTGCAGTAGACAATCCTTGTGCGCCTGTGCCGAGGAATGTATTAGCCGCTTGTTGACGTTGTGCTTCAACTGCAGCAGAAGTTTGAGCAGCAGCAGATTGCAAGCGTTGCTGACCTAATTGACTTAGGTTTTTATCAGCCAAAGCCATGCGTGATGAACCCAAGCCACCTGCGGCTCCATACATGGCGTTTTGTCCAGCTTGTTGTTCACGAATAGCTTCACGGGCAGGTTGCAAAGAAGCTTGGATTTGTTCTGTTTTGTAGTCAGGAGAAAACAACCCCATTAACTTATTAGTGCCATAGGTAGCCATATTTTGACCACCAGTTGACATCAAATCAGCTACATTTTTAGTACCACCACCGCCTGCATAACCCAATTGGTTTGCGGCAGTAGACATTTGATTTGCAGTATTAAGCACACCGCCAGTACCTGCAGTGGCCAAATTACGACCTGCGCCTACTAATTCACCACCAATAGATTGTTGGGCATTGCTTACAGAAGCAGCATTTTCGTAAGCATTTTGAGCAGCTTTGGTTGCATATGGATTAACTTGCCCATAAACACCTTGCGCACCAGAAATTGTTTGTTGGTAAGCAGGTAAAGCCGTTCCTGTTAAGAAATTGGTTTGCGCTGCAATTGCGTCTTTTTGTTCTTGCGTGACTACGGGAGCCGAAGAACCGCTACTTTTTCCACCGCCCATATTAAGCTCCTTTACCTTTGCCAGAACCTTGTTTTGGCTGATTACTTGAATTATCCCACGGACTTACTGTATTTGAATAGGCATTAGGCATACCTAATTGAGGTTGACCGCCTTGACCTGGCATAGTTACTTGGCCACCCATCATTCCAGTGCTTGGCATAAAGTTTTGAGTTGGATCTATTGCGCCTTGATTTGATTCAGTTTGCATTAGATTATTCTCAAGTTTTTGAGGAAAAGACTGCTGAATAGGGTTTTGACCCATTTGCATTGCAGACATACCCGCACCCTTACCCGCAGGGGCAGAAGACTGAGGAGATTGCAATTGTGCTGAAAAACCACCCATTATTCACTCCTCAATATATCAATAAAGTGCCACAAGTCTTGATTTCTGTAAGTACCTGTTGGCTTATCAGGAGCCCATGAAGTGGGTGGTCCATTTAATTCTGTGTAATTTGCACCATCAATCATGTACAAGTTGTACTGTTGAGGAACAATAAACTCACCTGTTGAGTCAGTTTTACCCACCATTACATTGACAGAAATGCTTGGCACTTCCTCAATAGTACGGATATCTTCATAAACAATTTGAGAAGGGATATCTATTTGTCTTGGCATGATTATGTCCAAACTGGAATATAAAGGGTTACGCCATCAATGGTAATTTCCATCCATGTATTGGTTGAGGCACTGCCAGGCTTTGCGGAAGCATTAAAAGTTGCCAAAGATGAGCCTGTAACAGTACCTTGTACAAATCTTAATACATTTGTACCCGCAGAACCATTTAATCTGTTGGCAGAATAAGCATCACCAGAAGTATTGGTAACAAATGCACTAGCCAAATTACCATTTAAATATTGAGCATTTAAATTGGTAACAAGGGTGCTACTACTTATTCCAAATTGACCAAAACAATAAAGTCCAAAGTTTGAGCCGCCAGAGCTACTTCCATATAAAGCAGCCGCTTGTGAACCTGTGCCCGCACTAATACCCAAAACGCCATTTCTGGTTGTCCCAGTATCATTAGCTATGCCAATTATGCCGTGCCCTGAACCTAGATTGTTGCCAGTAATTGCAGAACCTGTATAACCAGCAGAGTTTGTGGCAGTAAATGCGGCAACAGCAGATGCGCCCTTCATTGATGAATTAGCATACAAGCCTGATACACCAATAAGGCTATAAATACTATTGCCACTAGAATCATACACATTTAAATATTGAGATGATGATTCATTTAAAACTACTCGATTGCCAGTAGATCCTGATTGAACAGTACCCGTAAAAGTACCTGAAGCACCCGTAATGTCACCTCTAAAAATACCATTGTTAAAATAACAGTTTCCAGTAGATTGACTAATGTAATAACCTACAGTTCCGTAAGTACCAGGTGTTCCATATGTTGGCGGTGTTGAACCATTCCAGTTATCAGAACGAATGTCTTGAAATATAGATGCGGCAGTAGGAGTGCCCCATGCAGTTTGACCTGAAGGAACACCATCTAATGTTGCGGCACTAGAGTTGTAACGGCCAAAGGTATACCAAAGGACTTGTCCTACGGCTACAGCAGGTGCAACTAATGACCATCCAGAAGGCGCAGTAGCACCCGTTGTATTGGCAGGTGTTGCCGGAGCCGCAGTTGTTTGGCTTTGTACTCTGTAAGCAGTTAACGCACTGATACCATTTCCACCCGTTGTTCCTGCTGAACCATTAGATGAAAACGCATAAATTGGATAAGAAGTATTAGTCCAATCTAAAGTAGAAGTTACTGTATTGGCATTGACGATTAAAGGGATCGTAATAGCCCATAAAACACTGCCAGCCGTTGTGTTTGTTATAGGTGCAGTTGTCCATCCAC